ATTGCCTTATGTAAATATGATAAAACACTTCCACGATTACGATCCACTANACCTGATGTGCAATATGTNATTGCATCTTTTGCAATCTTAATTCCCTTAGTTCCACCACCACCTGTTGCAAGATTAGTTGGATATGATGGTTTNGGAGTATACATGTAATACTCATCAATCTGTGGATTAAGAGTTGACTCTTCATTTCCACGATTAGCATTTANATTAATATAAGCATCTTTATTTTGTTTCTTTTCTTTGCGAATATATTTNATNTTGAGTGAATCNATATATCTTAAATCTTGAATACCATCTTGTGGTCTCTTTTGATCAATAACCTTGAGATAGCATAATTTACCATCAATGTACCAGTTACGAAATATCTCNTGTGCCTTTCGATCAAAATCTAATATTTCTTTGATATTTTTAAACTCATCACGAATTATTTTCTTTAATTTATCACTTGCATTTAAATTTGATAATTCAATTTCAACAGGTGAGTCATAAAGATCACTTACGATTGCTTCATTTACAATATCTTCGATTGCACCATCAACCTCTGGATGAAGTGCCATTTCTCTATATCTTTTAATTAAATCAAACTCGTTACGATATACTCCTTCGATGTCTACGTAAGAACCATAAAATCCACTCTGTATATAATAGTCAGACCCGTCCTGATTATTCTCAGGAACGGGTGAAACTATTGACGGTGATTTTTTTTCGTTATCTTCAACAGAAAACCCAAATAGCCGTGCCATATTATAATTGTACTAGTATTTTATTATTTATCTGATATTTTCACCACCAGCTGAACTGCTAGTTCCCTTAAATGCTTCCCACCAGTGAACCTGCATCTCTACATCAAACTGTTCGATTGTGTCAGTTGTTTCGTAGTTAAGATCAATTGTAGAAATATTAGTTGGAAAAATATCCCAGAATTTGTATGAACGTAGAATTGAACCATCACGATCTAACTGATGAACAAAAGCATCTTTATGATATTCATCTGGATCAGTTAATCCTGTGGCATCTTCTAGTTTGTTAATTACATTCATCCATTTTTCCATCGCAGATCTGATAACAAANTCTGTATCGTTGATAACTGTNATAGTCCAAGTTTCNAATGTTCTGTCTCCAGCAACTTTTAAAATACGACCTCTGAATGGTATTTCGACTGGAGCAATTGTTGAAGCAGGAAGTGCTGCTGCTTTAACTAAAAATCTAGATTTCTGTAAGACATCGTTTGCGATTGCAACCGCATCTGGGAATGCTAACTCTACCTCAAAGAGGTTTGGTCTAGCACCACCACCAGACAATCTNCTTTTAAAATCACTTATNTTCCTTAAAGGAATATTGTTGATTTGTTGACGTGAAGGCATTGTTTTAAACCTCTAAATTAATTAAACGGAACCGATTACTTCTTCAAACGATACACCAGATCGAGTGGCAACGAATGTAAGACCAATGAAGTTAATCGATCTTGCTGGTTTGATAAAGATGTCTGCTATGAATTCGTTATTATCTATAACAGATGCAGTGTTATTTGTTTCATCACAAACAACAACATAATCTTGAATACCTCTCTTAGACTGTACGTCTCTTAGGAAAGGTTCAACAATATTCACAAAGTTTGCCCTTGTGATTTCATCGTTGAATTCGAACAATTGATCTTTTGCAGCAGCTGCAATACCATTTTCAAGGTAGATGAATAATCTACGTACGTTGATTCTATCAAATGCAGATGCTTTTGCAAAACCAGTCTTATCACCGAATAATATAATTCCTGCACCAGGTGAGTTAATAACTGGATTTATCCTGTTCGAATAAAGTTTATCTCTCTGTAATCTGGTTGGATTATAAGGAAGTTTAACTGCATTTAAGATTGCTCCTCTATCTGTACCTGCTGGTGAGAACCAAGGGAAATCGTTAATGTCGTTTCTTGCACATGTTCCTGCAACATCACCATTTAATGGAACATAACGGAACACTTCATTAAACCTATCATACATGTATTTGTACCCACTGTCAAATACTGCGAAGGTAGATGATGTTATTGTGTCATAAAACTCAACAACATTATCAGTGATTGTTTGATCATCATATACTGTTGCTGAAAATGCATCCTTTGTATCAGATAATATACGATCTCTTGATGGTGAGATGAATGCAACAGCATCTTTTCTTTCTTCTGCAACACTAATGAGTGTAGTTGCTAATTGTCTTGTGCTGTCCTGACCATACTTACCAGAACCCATCAATAAGAAATCTACATTATCTACTGTGTCACTTTCAAAAGTTTGATATCCTGCTATTAAATCACCTAAACCAGAATCAAGTGCACCAGTGCTTCCGATACCAGTCCTTCCTCCATAATTGGTTCCTTTTCCAATTTCTAAGTTTGTTTGTCCACAACTATTAAACACAATTCCATCAGCATTCTGATCCCATCCACCATCACTGAACACTGTAAATGCAGTACTAAATCCAGTTGTTACAATACCAATTTCTTTACCACCAAGACCAAAAATGTTAGTAGAATTGGTGTAAAGATATTTTCTCCAGTAAGATGGAGATCCTACAGAGAACGTTGCGTCTTTTGCCTTTGATAGGTTAAGATGTTTCTCTAATACTGTTCCTGCATTTCCTGAAATAGTTCCTTTTGCGTCAATGACCACAACATGAACTTCATCAAATCTACCACCTCTTTCTGAAGCATAAGATGATGTACCAGGTTTTTCGGCAATTGCATTCCATTTGGCAGTTACAGTTGTTGCTCCTCCTCCAACTGAAGCAGTAGTAACATCATAGGTTTGCTGATCAAACCAATCTTGTGTTCCACTTACAGTCACAGTACCACCAGTAGATACATCTGTAGTAACGTTAGCAGAAAATTTGTAGATACTGTTGTAGTCTTTTGGTGTTTCAGTTCCTGCAGCAGAAACATGTGATAAAAATTTAACTGAAATTTGATCAGTACCAAGTCCTACAGAGGTATTAGGTCCTACTTGAGTAACAATTCCTTTAAAGTAACCTTCAAGTAAGCTTGTTGTTCCTACACCAGAAATAACTGTATTATCTGGAACTTTTTGTGTTATACCAATACCAACTGATAATGTGGTGCCTATACCACTCAGTATTTGATCAGCCATGCCATCAATAATAGCAACTCTAATTCCATTTGACCAAGTACCAGGATTTCGTGCTGCTACTGTTACATTGGCTAAAGAATTTTCCTGATAACCTAATTCCTGATAATGTTCAGTGCTTTTAACTTTGAAACTTGAAGCAGAACCAACAAATCCATTTTTAAGCTCTTGATCATCTGCTCTGATAACACTTAAACTTCCTCCATACGCTAAGTATGAGGATGCAACCATCCATGTTTCGTATTGTTTATCTGTATCATGTGGTTGACCAAATTGGTCAAATAAATCATTTTCCCCAGTTATCGGAGTTGGTTCACCAACAGGTCCTTTTTCAAAAGGTCCTACGATTCCACCAACCTTACCAGTTGTTCCATCGATTCTTCCAATCGTTAGATCAACTTCTCTTATAAGAATACCTGGAGACGCTAAATTTAAGGCCATCCCTTACTCCTCTTAATCCAAAATTATCTAAAAATATTTATGAAAAAGGTTATTTACGATGGGGAAACAATGCGTGAACATAATTATGAATCTTTTTTTCAGCTTGTTTTCTAAGAGGATTTAGATTCATATGATGATATACTTCATATACAACTTCGTTTAATTCTTCTTTGGTTAAATTTGGATATAATTCCTCTACAATAGTATCTAAGTGTAACCCCACTGAAGGTTCTGCTAAAATTTTCATTTACTTTTATTTATCACCAATCTGGATATATATCTTCTGCTATAGATTTAATTTTTCTTCTTTTTGTAATTCTTTGTACAGTGCAAGTCTTACACTCATATGAATATGCTGATGGTAGTGTTCCTTTGTATTTTCTTGTCAGGTAAAAGTCATCTACTAAATTTTTAATTTTACCACAAACTCTGCATTTTCTCTCAGAAAATAATAAATGCTCTAATTCTATCTGATCATTAAACGTCAGTTCTTCTTCCATTCATATTTTTCCTTTCTATCTATGAACTTTATTCCCTTAAGAGATAAAAGCACTATCTTAGTTTCAGTCATCTCTTCATCATAAAAAATGACTTCTTGTTCGTTATGATGTAATCCTGCGTCTCCACTCATACTTTCTCCTCGTTGTTTGGTTTACCAAAAGTTTTATATGCTAGTTGTTCTTTTAAGAAATCAACTTGCATTTTTAAACTTCTATTTTCTTGCTCTAATTCCTCAATCTGTTTCTCGTAAACAGTAATCATGTTTTCCAATTTAGACCCTTTATTCCAATACATTATACCCTATAAAAGTTATTTAATCATTTAAGATTTGCTTTAGATTTTACATTTCTACATATAATCCCACATGTAGGAACGATCCCCATATTCATCAGCATACCATCTATCACCGTTTGCGTCAACTGTTACTGTATCGTCTAACCCATCATTAATAAAACCAAATGGTGCCATATCTTGTTCGATTTGATTTCTCTGCTCCTCATATAATCTCTTACGAATATCATTATCAGTCATTTCTTTAAAATAATCTTGTGCGACTAACCATGCAAATAATACTAAACACATTGCTAAATCATCATTACATCCTTCTTCTGCCTCAAATGATTATGTTTTTG